CGGGCGACTCAGACTATTACTGGCTCAGGGCCACCCCCCGGCTACACCGGTAGGTCAATGTTTTTTCGCTGCAGGCTCTATAGGCGATGTCAGCGGACAGCACGCCGCAGGGCGAGGGGTGCTGCACTGGGAGAGGAGGGACTAGCTAAGGCAGAAAACTAAAAGACGATACCTGGCTGAACCAGAGATACCGCCTCAATCAACGATCTGCGCTCTGGTGCGCAGTGCACGGTTAAAACCGTACATCCGGGTCCCCAACGACATAGCTGCATTGGCAACATTCGTGCCAATGGCGAAATACTCGCCTGCAGAATTAAGCGAAGAGAGTACCGACTCAACCGCGGAGGTGCTTCCTGCTGGGGATGGGGTCGAAGTCATAACAACACTGGTCTGCGGTTGAGGAACCGCTTCCAAGTGGTAGACAAACTCCAACTGAAACTCAGCAGTACTTGCGGGAGCATTAGCAACAGACAATACATAGGCTAATTGTCCAGAGGCTTCCCCAAGGTAGTTGGTCGCGTAAGTGGTGACAGCGCCAGCGTTCGTAAACAAAGCCCCGGCTTGCGAAAACGCGGTGGTCCCCACCCATGCCTGCCCAGTGTTACAAATGGGCTTCATGTTATACGCGGTGGGCGAATACATCAACCCACGCATAACCAGCTCACCGTTGGCCATCAGATCCTGAGCATTCACCGCCACGGCAGACGGCATGGCCGACACCGTTTCGGATGGGGTTGGTACCCCGAACGCGCTGTAAATGGCTGCCTGTGTTCCCGCCGCTACCTGGAGGACTGACTCCTCCGGGACGTACCCTCCCAGGAGTACTGGCGCGACGGTGTACGTGCCTTTCGCGTTCTGGTTCGAATCTGTCAGGATGATGCGACACCCCCATGTCACCACTCGGCATGCTGTGAATGTATTTTTCAAGGCGCTGGCCGATGTGGAATACGCAATGGATGGGTTGGCAGCATAAACAAACGGGGCTCCTGTGGCAGTCCCAGCATTTAAAATGAGGGACGCCTGCAAAAAAGGGAGTATAACAGCCTGGAACGTGCCGGTAGCTGTGGTGGTGCAGGTCACCTTGTACCGCATATGACTCACCGTCGTCGGGTAGCACACCGAATCGACGACTCGAACCCCCAACGCGTCGGGCGAAAAAGGGTTCCTTAATGCGTACATGTATTGACGGATCGCCTGGCTGACGCTGGTGCGCATCGGCCCAAAGGTATTCCGCATCACCTGCCCATGTTTCCTCGGCTTGTTCCGATTGTAAACTACCATCTGATACCTCTGTTGCTGTCTCGGTTTCCTCTGCCGCTTCTTGGTCGATTTCAACAAGCGCTTGGCTTGTTTCTTTGTCAACGGTCCAATGAAAGGGGCCATCTAGCAAATTGTAGGAAATCGTGATTGTGAAAGTTAAATCTACCTCCTAAACAAATTTCTGGGTCAAAAGGCGAGTACTCCTCGCCGATCACATGGGTCGCTGGAATCTTGCTCGATCATGACATTGATCGCGGGGTGATACAGCCCGCCGCTCTCACCGGCTAGCAGCTGGCTGAGATCGTCAAGCGTTCCGGGCAGCAGCCCGTACTTCGCCACGTTCCCCGATGACCATTGTACGCCTTCCCACCTGGGGACACCCTTCTTGCAGAGATACGGCACTGCAGCATCCACAATGCTGCTGTCTTCGATTGGCTGCACACGCATGTGGTGCAACAGAAAATCACACATGGGTCTGTACCCAGTATACATTGGGTAAAATGCGTGAGCAATCGTAGATGCCAGTCGCCGCGGGTCTCGATTCTGCAATGGCGTCACTGTCCAAAAGAGCTTCCCAAACGTGCGTCCCAACTTGGGGACGAGCGCGAACCCACCTGAGGTCGTCTTGTAAAAAGTGCTGGAACAAAATGAAACATTGAGAATGTCATTGAAGATCCCACGCACCGGGTGGATCCCCAAAGCTGATTCGGTGCCGTTGATTGCTGTGCAATACTCCGCGGCGTCGACGGGCCTGTTGAAATACAACCACAACAACAGATCATCGCCCATCACCAGCCCCCTTACTCTGGCCGGTCGAATTCTCACTGGCAGCGCCAAAATGGCCTGCACTGTGACCTCAATGTTCAGAGCTGCGTTCCCGCTGCTCGTGTCCCAGTGTCCGCTCTTCACTGTCCCATCGACGCCGTATCTGATGACGACGCCTCCGCTGGAGTACCTTCCCGTGATTTTGATGGCAGCCCGTGCGATGGCTTCCAATTTCCCATCGATCAAGCCATACAACTTTGCAATGGCTTTTCTGTGCACGGTCTGCACGTTTGCGTCCCAGTTCTTTCCATCTCGCTCATCGAGATAAGTTTGTACGTACTGGGATCGCATGGCCTCGGACTGCTGAGCGAAGTCTGCAATGTCCATAGGCGTCATTTCGGCTGTATAAACGACGTGAAAGTTCACGCCTTCAAGTTCGACCTCACGGTTCGTGGCCCTCGACAGCGCATGGCCAAAGCTGTATTGCTCAACTGCCAACTCATAAGCAGTTCTCAAATTGGTACAGAATTGGATCCCTCTGGCCTTCGTCGGTAATTTGGGTTCAATGAACGGAACGATGTTGACCTCCTTCTTGATCATCAAATTGACCCGTTTGCGGTCGAGCGCGTCGGCCGCGATACTTTGTTCCACCTCCCTCAATTTCTTTTCTCCTCTCCCGACCGTCCATGCATCGGCTTCCTGGGTGCACAGGTGCCGATACTGTATCTGCAAAATTTCCAACAACCGTGGCAGATAAACACAGGAAAACCTATCGACAGGGTTAGTGGGGGGGGCGAGATGTCTTCGGACCAACGCGTCCACGGCCATGCATGGCCCGCCAGAAATCACTGCTGCGTTTGCACACACAACCCCAAGCAAGGTGGCCCCAGTGCCCAAATTCGCTTGGCTGCGCTCGCTGCTTCCGCATCGCATTTCTGCAAAACTCTCAAGCCCCATGTCGTCGCCCATTTCACTACACCGGCAACAAATCCCCGTAATCTCTTGGAGGCTGACTCCGCGAACAGACGTCCCATCAATCCGAATCCAGCTGCGACCATCAATGTCAAAACCGTCAGCGCAGGCACCACCAGCGATGGCTTTATCCAGGGAATCACGCCCCAAACATACCACGCCGGACTTTGATCCGACCCGCGCAGGCCACCATCGAACTCCAATTCGTTTAAAGAACTGGTGGCCTGGTTCAGCATTCCAACTGCCGCCCCAACCGTATCCCGGGTCTCAGCTGGCGTTAACCCGCTGCGGAAACACATGGCAACCACGCCACGCAATCCTTTATCCCGGTTATTCGTCAGGGCTAAACTGGCCGCCGCCTCCTTCGCGCGACTGATGTCAACTGCTGGACTCTCAATCATACGCGGCTCCAAGGCGCTCAGTGGACTCCTCCGGAATTGATAAACCTGTGACAGAACTTCGCGCTTGCGCACGTAAGACCAACCAGGGATGACTCGAACCGTGTAGCTCACGCCCCACATCGGCTCGCAGCTTCTGCGGGCAATAACTGCCCACTGTATGGCCAGCGTGATGGCTGCCAGCGCGGCGAACAAGCAATGGTCCAGACTCAGCCTGCCGACCAATGCGTCCACGACCATCTTCGGTAGTTTCGCAGTCAGCCGCAGCCCAGTAGCTACAGCTCCAATCCCTGCGAGTCGGGAGCGCATCAAGCGCTCCACTGTACCCGAAAATTGCGTCATGTGGAAACCGCCCCGCCGGACATCATCGGCCAAATCTCTGTGCGCATACGTCGTGCCGTGACCCTTCATGGGCACGAAAGCGTAATGGGTCTTACCCATCAGATGGCGCTCCAGAGCGAACTTGCAGGCCTTCACGACCCCGGTATACCGAGCTGCTTCTGGCACGCTACTCAGCGCCACCCATTGAAACTCGGCCATGTCACTTGGTACAATCTGTCTGTCCCTCTCTGGCAAATGTGCTCCGACGATTATATCATCTGTAAATCTGAAAATGGCTGCCCAATCGTCATCGTCGAAATAGTAAGCAGAGTGCAGGGCGAAAGCGTACACCAACGTGTACTTGCTCATACACTGGCAATCGCGAGCCAAATGGCTACAAGCGTTCACCCGGTCCAGAGCAATGATGCCAGTCCTGTCCACCCAATTCACCCACTCAGTCAAATCATGTGCAAAAGAGCTCCTACCCAGAAGCAGAATGTCGCGGTTCAAATCGTCGCAACCTGCAACTGGGAACGAGCAGTGCATGAAAATACTCTTGGCCTCGGTGTAAGTCTTCTTCAGAAAAATCATGTTCTTCAGTCCGGTTGCACCGGACCCAATCTCAAAGACCACCGGTCGAGACCCGGGGCGCACTCGTGCAGCCATCTTCAGGATCCCGTTTTTTGCCAAAGTAAATGCCATCACTGATCGAGACATCGCTAGGATTGGGTGTCCCTCAGGCGACCCAATACTCAAGCGCTCAGACGTCTCAAAATCCACATAAGGGAATTTGGTTCCCATGGAACCGGAAAGGCCCGAAAGAGCCTCTGTGTCCAAGGATTCCCAATCGTCGACTGGTGGTACAAGGGTCTCATCGACGGCCACCACGTCTTCGGCTACCTCTTCAATGCCGAGACCTGGCGCGGTGATTATCGCCTGTTTCCTCTGCTCCACTTTCTTTGCAGCAGCTGCCTTCGCTGCCGCCAATTTGCCAATTTTCTCGCGATACTGCGCAACCCCTCGCTTGTACCGCTTATCAGCCTCCCGTTGATTCAACCGGCCTTTATAGTCATAAAGGCCCTTCGTTGCTTTCTCCCATATCTCATCTGACTTCGCCTTCGGAATGCCATCACGCAGCGCTTCTGCACCCAACGCAGCAGCAATCGCTCGGTTAGCTGACCCAGCTTCGGCAGTATCCGTCCCATCGTAGACACCATCAATGGCGGCGATCATGGCTGTAGGAGAAAAACAATAGTTGAA